GATAGCTTTTGAAGAATCAGTAAATGTAATGTCATCGTTAGCTGATACAACAATGTCAGTTCCGCCCGTTGTATTACCACTAGATAAAAGAGCGCTAAGAGTAGCCCCGCCTGCAACCGAATCAACGTAAGCTTTAATAGATTGCTGAGAGGCAACCTTAGTTGCGCTGTTAGAAGCCATGTTGTCTTCATCTAAGAAGGCAGACCCAGACACACCAGTATTTAAGACAGGGCTTGTAAGCGTCTTGTTTGTTAGCGTGTCGGTTGTGGCCTTACCTACTAATGTATCGCTAGCATTGGGAAGTAGAATTGTTCTAGAAGCAGTTGGATTAACAATACCAAGCTTTGTTATGTTGCTGTTCTGGAAGTAATCTATTGTTGGAGAGGAGACACCGCTATCAAACAAGATCCTTTGCTCACCGCCTGTACCTAAAATGTTTACCTGACCACCTAAAGGTTTTATATCAATGTCACCACTAGCAAGTGATGTGATTGTATTTGTAATTATTGAGCTTAGTGTTGAGGCACCAGCACCTAATGTACCGTCTATAATAGCAGCGCCGTCTACATTAAGGGCACCATCTATATCAACGGTAGACGTAAAGTTAGTAGCGTCCTGTATCCGTATTGTTTTGTTACCAGCACTTATGTCAATGCCTACCGATGCGCTCCCATCAAGGGAAATCCCAGCAGTGTTTGAACCTTTTTGAGACTGTAGGTTTAAAACACCACCTACGCTTTTAAGATGGCTATCAAGAGCAGTAGAAACTAGAAATTTACTATTAGTATTTCCCGCAATAGTAATTGTATTAGATAAAACGTCATCAAGGCTTATGTCAAAGTTAGCAGCCGTATCAGCAGTAAGACCGCCAGAGGAATTAAAGCCAAAGATTTTACCAGCCCTGTTATCTATAGAAGGCAGAAACAAACTATTCTCTGTATCCGAATCTGAAAGCCTAATAGAGCGATCAGTCCTATCTTTAAGATCGCCAATCATTGCTGTCATGTTATCTAGCTGTGTGTTGAGCGCAGCCCTGTTGATTGTAGTACCAGCAGTAAAGTCTGTGGTTCTTTCAACTGGTATGTCCCTTACAATAGTAACAATATGGCCTTGGGTAATGCCAGTAACAAACGTAACTGTTCCTGTAGCTCCACCGCCACCTGATATTGCGTAGTGAGTGCTTCCCGTACCCTGAGTTTTTTCTGCGCCTGCTTCATTAGTCGCTGTTGTTGCAACGAAGACGCTAATCTCATCGTTGTCAGTAAACTCAAAAGGAACTGCAAATGCAGTCTGTGAACTTGTTGCTGTGTAACGAACACGAGCGTTATTTGCTGATACTGTAATTGTCATATGTCACCTCTAAGTCTTTTCTTTACTGAAATGCAGAGAAGATCAATGCACAACGGAGCTAGTACAAATCATGGCCTGTTTGGTAATCCCTCTACCATTTCATTAGCCATATCCTTTAGTGCGTTTCCTGTCATAATTGTCGTAGCTAAAGGTGCCATCTTAATCATTTGCTGGGCTCCATCCTTTACATCTCCTTGTAACATTTGCCCAATCCCGCTTAAAACTTCGTAAGTCCAATCGGCTGGAGCGCCGAATACAGAGACCGCTGCACCTAGCTTGTCTGGGCTGGCTTGAAACTTAGGCTGTATTGGGAAATTGTTTCCTAAACCTGTTTCGCTTGCCATAGTTATTGCCCTGTAAGCCATGTCAGTATAAATAGCAGCAAGACCTGAGAAATCAAAAGCTCTCATAATCTTGTCTTCCGTATCCATTTTATCCCATGCCCAATCTGGTGTCCTTGTACTTACAATTAAAGAACCAAGACCCATAGCAACTGCTGCATGGCTTAATCTGTTTCTAACCGATCCAGCTGCATGATTGGCTGTTATCTTGCTTAATGCTCCCATTGTGTAGCTATAGAAAGTAAATGGTAACGCGAGCAATCCACTTTCTACCCTGCGATATCCCTTAACTCTAGGGTCTGCGGGTAAATCAAATGGAAGTTTGCTAGCAATGCTGTCAGGTATATAAGCAACTCCGCTCATAACTATTGGCTTGTCAGCAGGCGTCCCCATAATAACCCTGTTCATTACACCAGAGTTTAAAGCGTTTCTAAAAGCTATAACGGCATCTTCATCTGTCCAAGCTTCTGTATTGGGTAAAAATAAACCACCTTCGCTTGTATCAAAAGGAGATTCTGATATTTTCTTAGCTAGATCTGGAGTAATATTATACCTAGCAAGAAACTCTATTTCAAATTTGCTAGCATTGCCTGCAACAAGACGACTTGAGGCTTCAACAATTGTGTGGCCACGGAGTAATCCGTCAAGAACCTTTATTGCTATTGTAACAGGAGCTAAACCATTTGCTATATAGAAAGCATTGTTTAATTTATCAGGTAAAGTTTTATTAAACAAATTATTGCTTAGGCTTTCCATATATTTTAGGTGAGTAACCCCGCGTACAATCTCTAAAGCTTCGCCAGCTAAGTTTAGTTCTCTTTTAGATGCTTTGAATGAGACATCATCCATTAAGCCAAGAAAAGATTTGCCAATAACATTTAACTCATGGTCCATAAGTATAGAAGCACCATCTCCAATCGCCGCAAGGCCAGACCCACCAAGGAACGTCCAACTTGTAGCCGTTCTAAGAAAGTCAGCAGCCTTAGTGTCTATGGCATCAGGTCGTTTTAGTGTTGTGCCTACAACTTGGTCGTAAATAGCAACAAAGTTCTTAATAAACTTATCTATAGTTACTTCCTTTACACCTTCTTTTGTTAGGCGCTCTCGGTAGTAATTTATCCTAGCCTCAAGGCTCATTAACTTGCCGCTCTTAGGGTCGCTAAACCGTTTGTGGTACTCTATTCTTGGGGCGACTCTGTTAGTATAGGCAATCATTATCTCTTTAATATCTGTAACAATGTAATCTTTAATTAAGCTGTTAGGTATATCAAGGCGTCTTGATATTAGAGGACCGCTGCGTCCATATCCTGTAAAGATAGCGTCAACAGAATCTTCGTCAGTTTCGCCCAAAATGTTATCTATTGTTTCTTGTGCCCTTCGATCAAGAGAGGCTGGATCTGTAGCAAGTTGCTGACGTACAAAAAGCCCATCGTCATTTTTAGAAATAACTTCAGGATTTTCTTTGAAGTATTTAATTAAAATTTGTTTAAATGCGTTAGTATCTTGCTCTATCTTACGGCGGTTAAAGATTCTCATTAAATAATTATTTGGAGACTTAGTTCCCTTAGTTTTCAAAACATCAAGAGCGTTAGTTATTCTTACGCTAGTTTCTTGCATAGACTTACTTAACGTCTGCAAACCATCTGACATTTTTTCTGTAAGTCGAAGCTTGTCGTACAATAAGGCCAACTCTTCTATTGAATTAGCTTCCTCTATTTTGTCAAAGAGATCTTGAAGGGCTGCTTGCTTGTCTTGAGACTCCACAAGTTGCTTTTCTAAAGAGGTCCTAAATTCTAATTGTTTTTTAGTTAGACCTCTTGAGGCTTGTGTTTTATTTAAAGCTTTTAGTTTATTGTTTATCTTTTCTATTCCAATAGTTTCTTTGTTTAACTGTGGCTCCATCCATTTTTTATTCTGCTGTATAATACTCCTAGTAACGCTCTGAAGCTCCATCTGACGACCTACATTTTTTAAGTAGCTGTCTTCATAAACGTCTTTAACATTTATAATGCCTAGAGATTGTAGTTCATCTCCATATTTCTCAAAGAAAGAGCGAGCGGCTTGGACAGAGGAGGCTTCTTGTGGCGTCATTTTGTCAAACGGCACCTCATCAACCATTAGTCTACCAATGTGGTTGTACCACTCGTCAGGAGCGAAGCTGTCTCTACCTATTTTTCTTTTAATTTTTTCAGCGTACTCCCCAAGGGGTATGCTTAAAAACTCTGCTCCACCAGAGTTCGGATTAACAGTACGATAGTCTTTATTAATTACATCAAGAGCCTTAAACCAATCACCTTGGCGTCTACCAGTTTCAATAAAAGTAGAACTACCAACGCTGCGACCAACTTGGTTCATAGCAAATGGCATACCATTATCACCGCCAAGCTCTAACATTTCAAGCTTGGGCCACTCCGGTAGATCAGAGTCTTGTATCGTAGCCCTTACTGGAGTTGGAACAGATTTCATAAACCAAGAGTTTGTAAACCACGACCCTGTAAACGAAAGGTCCTCTCCAGTTTCCGTTGGTTTCTCTGATACAGAATTAAGGAATTTCTTGTATGCTTTGTTAAATGTAGCTTCTCGATTCAGTGCGGTTCTTGGACGGTTAGCTACTCTGCCTACACCGTAGCCCATAAGCCCACCAATTGCAGTCGCGCCTGCTGTATATAAAGCAGCGTTCGCCATTGCGTCTAATGGGTCTTGGCCTTCACTAATTTCTGTTAATGCAAGTGTTAAGTTAATACTTCCGTCTACAACGCCAGCATCAAGAGCGCCTATCCTTGCTAACTGAGCTACAGAAAACTTCTTACTACTCATTGTTTGTTTTGCAGAAACAAAGTCACGGAATAAACGTACATCCAAATACCTTGGGTCACTAAAAGAAGCCCTGCCTTGAGTAAATTCTTGGAACGTACTTTGATTTCTAAGGGCAGTGGAGCGAGAAGCAGAAGCCCTCAAGGCACCTGCAAACTTATTAGCAGCAGACATGCCAGCGTAGGGTATAAGCAATGAAACGTGTAATGCTGGGTCAGAAACAATTAAGTTTAACGTGCTGGCTCTAGAAAGGTTCTCTAAGTTCTTTTGCTTTTCCTCTATTGACCTTAAAGTAGATTGGAAATTTTCTAAACTACCAATGCCAAAAGCCCTTAGCTCATCGGCTTCGGGCCCTACAATACCGTTGTCGTTTATATAATCCTCAACCCTTGAAATAGAGTTTTTATCATAAACGTCCTCACCCCCTGCTCCAGAATAAAACTTATTTTCGCTTATGATTGGATTTATTATATTTCCATATTGTGCTTTAAGATTTTCGCCAAGAGTTGAGGTGGTTGTTGAGACTCGACGCCTCTTAAAGTCAAACTTTTCTGGCTCAGGTACAATAATTTCCATTAGTTTGAGCCCCCAGCAGTCTCATAAAGGGCTCGTTTCCTTAGGAACTCCTCTAAGTACCTGTCCCTATCACCTCTAGAAATGATAACGGTCTCGTCTAAATACTTTGTTTCAAAAAACTTTTCCTCAGTCATATGGGGAAGAGTCGCAAGGTATCCTATATCAGCAATTCTTTTTTCTTCTTCTGTAGTCCTACTTGTATTAGCAGTAAAAGCATTGTTTTTTGCTTGGAATCTAAGGATTGCAGTATTGTCATCTGCGTCTCCCGTAAGCTTCCATGTTTGATCGTTAATTATAATAGGCTCGAATTGTTTAGTTCCTGGCACTAAGTATCCGACCTCATACGTGGGCGTTGTACTAAATGTATTTTCTATTGGTCTATATTTTAAACCTATATTAAGGACTGCTTCCCCAATCCTTCTTCTAGCATTGTCACTAATTTCTTCACTAGAGGAAACTCCTGTAGTAAACCCTTCTACAAGAGACATTACTGTTGAGAACCCCCCCAACAAAAACATCTCTCTTAGCCCCGCACCAGTGGCATCTATAAGATTCCCACCTTTAAGGATGTCATCAAAGCCTCCAGCGGCTACCATAGCATCTACAAGCTCGCCTCTATTCTTAATTATCTTTGTATCTGAGAAATAGATATTTCTAGCAAAGACTGTTTTGCCTCCAATGTTTTTTCCAACAACATCTTCATCAGAGTGCATTGATGATGTGTATTCGTTTATAATATCCTCAATACCAGACTCTGTTATTTTTTCCCCATAAACTTTTTGTAATCTAATTACTGAAAGTATTTCTCGCCTGTAGCCTGATGACATAGTGTAATTATTTAGTATTTCTGTAATTGCCTTGCTTTGAGAAATTCCTAAGTCTGTTTTAATATCGTTATCAATGTCACCATCGTAAGCAGTAAGCTGAAGAGATGTTGAAATAGGGGTTTGACCATATTTTTTTGCTGCAAACATTATGGTAGATAAACGATTGTATGCTTTTTCGCTAATGGCTGCTCTCATTGCGTCTCTAGTGCCAACAGTCCCATCGCTTGCCGTAACTTCAAGCGATGAGTATTGACCAAACAACGTCAAAGCTTCTTGTAGGTTTCCTTCACCAGAAAATAAAGAAGCCTCTATTGCTCTTCCTACAGTAGGCAAAACAACGCCATCGTTTAAAGCCTGCATTGCTACAGTGTTACCTCTAATCTCTGATGCTGTAATCGAAACGCCTTCAAATAAAATACTATCAAACGCTTCTATATCCTGTTCGCTCGAGCCGCCAATGTTACTCCTAACATCATCAAAAAATTTGTTATTTGCTTCAGCGTTAATTTGTTTTTCTAAATTACTAGATCTTAATTCAATATGGGAATTAACCATAGATCCTTTTATCTCATATGCTGGTCTTAATAGATCGTAAGCTTTCTGCATCTCTGGGTCTTCAAAAGAAACCCCCTCTTCAGAGAGACTTTGCTGAACCCCCCTTAATAGATCAAGAGGTAGATCTATAGAGTCAGACCTTAATAATGCCTGTGCTACAACCATTTCCTCTGCGGCCGTAATGATTGTTCGCTTTTTAGTTCCATTAAGCTTTGAGCCATTTACTTTTCCTTTGAAGACAGAGAAGTCTTTAATGGTCTTACCAAAGTCAAGGTTAGTCATAGTCTCAAAAGATGCTGCTGCTTTCCTAAAACCGTCTTCTATCTTGTCAGAGGTTCCTGCTTCTATGAGCTTAACAGAAGATAGCCTATCTGTCAGTTTTACTGAAAGCTCAGATCTCTCTTCATCTGATAGATTAAATATTTGTTGTACAACCGAGTCTGCATGTGCGGTATTGCCAAGGAGTTTGTATAGAGTACTTGCCCTTTTTGTCGTTCTTGTGCCAAGAAGAGCTTCAGAAATATCCGCTATATCTAAAGCAGTTTTCCCAACAGCATCTAAATTAGCAATTATCCAATCAGAAATAAGCAAGGAAGTAACTTCTTGTTTTGCAGCAGCACTACCTTCCTGACCATTAACAAGTCGTTTTATATCGTGGACTGAATCGTTATATCCTATACCTTGACCTACGGTAGATAAAATAGAATAAATAGATTCGGACTCAGAAACAACTTGATCGTCTTTTGCTTTAGCAAATGATTTATAGCCAGCTATTAAACTAGAAACATCATTGTTTACTTTTGCTATAGCGGCAAGACTCGCTAACGATCCATTTCCTAGGTTAGAGCCTAACTCTTGCATAATAACAGGGTTGGTTAAGCCTAATTGAAACGTGGACTTATCTGCGTCATTAAGCCCTGCGTATATTGTTGTTAAATTATTGTTAGCTAAAATAGATCTATAACCAGATAATTCTTTTCTCCGGCTTTCCCACACACTAAAAGATATACCTTTAATTTTTAATAAATCATTATTCCTAGTAAACTCATTTGTTATATCTAGTTCTATTTTACTAGAGTCCGTCCCAGCAGCAATAGACCTAGTAATAAACTCTAGACCCATAGATGCTTCTATATTGCTATCTAGAATAAGGGCAGCTTTTGCCGCCTCCCTTTCTTTTGTAGCCAAGACTGAGTATGTACTTGCTATGTAGCTCTCACCGCTTTCTTGTATGTATCGACTGTATAAGGTTCCTTCGCCTTCAGCGTTAAACATTTCTGCAACGTGATTAGACATACGTTCTTTGTATTGTTCTGAGGTGGGAGATGTTTGTGCAAGCTCTGCACCTTTAGCTTTAATCTCGTTTGTTATTGATTCCTCAAACCTACGATCAATTATATCTTGATAAGCTTTTGTTTGGACTTCACTGAAGCCTTGTGGAGGTATGTAGGCTACAGGCGTATTGGTAACAGGATCAATAGCAGAAATCTTTGATGAAGCTACGGTTAAGCCAGCTTTTGCGCCTGACTCTGTTTGATCTACAACCGCCTTGTTGTAAATAAAGGAAGCAGCTTCAGAAGCTGCTATGCTTATAGCATTACCAAGCTGTTGGCCTCCAGAGTCTACTCTAACAACGCCAACGGGTTGATTAAAGACTGTAGTTTTCTGTCTAATCACAGCCATTATAGTTCTACCTTTTTGACTTGAGATTGTCGTATGGTTTCGCTTGAAGAGTATGCCTTACCTACGTCCGTAGCGGCACTAACAGTTGAGGAAAGCATAGTGTTCCTTCCTTGGCGTCTTATATTAGCAGCAGATATGTCAGACTGCCTGCCAGAAAATGTTATCTGTCTTTGCGCGCGCTTAACGCTTTTACCAAATTGGTCTTCACTTCTTTTCAGAAAGGCTTGTACACTTTTATCATCAAGGCTCCTACCAGATAGAGCAGCAAGCGCTGCTATATTGGTGCTTGTAGCAAAATCATATTCTTGTCTTCTTGCTTGTGCCTGCTGCATAGCCTGCACTTTACTAAGTTTTTTATCTGTAAGCGTATTAAAAGCATTAAGCTTTGCGTCTTCGTTAGCGCCTATTCCGCCTAACATTTTGCTCGTTGCGCTTGCAGCAGCAGCAAGTAGCATCATTGTTGCTGGGTCCATTAGACTATTAACTCCACTACTAGACCGTTTACCTGTAGCGGTAATGGTTCATTTTGTTCTATTGTAACTCTTGGGCTTCGTGAGAAACCTGTGGTCTTTACTTCTATTTTACCTGTTATTGGATTTAGTACAGTAAAGTTTGAATTGTTAGGATTTAACTTACTGCCAATAGAAACATTCTTTGAGTTAACTTTTATCGACTGAGTGTTCTTTAGGTCTAGAATTATTCTACCAATTCCCCTTACGTCACCAGTAACAGGACCGTTACCCATAGAGGCATCAATCTCGTTGGTAACTATCTTAGCGTTAAACCTCTTCCCAACGTAAGCGTGGGTTCGTTGATTTTCTACAAGGCCAGTAAGGTCTACTTCTTGATCAGAGTTGACCGTAAATTCCCCCATGTAGTCTTGGAAGCTACTAAGAACATCAGTCATTATAACGTCTACAACATCCCCAGCATCGTATGGGGTTCCAACATTTGCCTTATTCTGAGAGATAGTAGTGTACTGATAAACGTCTAATCCAACGTCACCAGTAAACTCGCATAGCATTAATGAATTAAATTTATCATATACGTTAGCAAATAACCTGTCACCAATAGCAGCAAGCGAATTAAACTTACCGCCTTCTATCGTTATCTTTGTCCACGAAGCTCTTCTCTCAGTCCTGTTGGATGAGAACAAAGCCATAGTGCCATCTGAGTTTGTCATGGCAGCGTAGGAGTCTGGCTGTCCAAACCCACTGTGTGCAACTGCCATGTACTTAGGAGAGCTTATCATGTGTGATGCAATGGAAGACACCGGAGAGGCGCTGTAGGCCTGCTCAGAGTCCGTGTAGATGTATTCCCTAACTGCCTTGCCGTTTGCTTGCACAAAGAGCGTAGCACCGTCTATCTCAACAGGCGTAACAAACGAAGTCCCAAAGGGTGTTTGTTTTTTAATCTGCAAGTTGGTTGGGGTTATGGCTTTATTCTCAAATGTAGGAACATAGAACTCACTACCGCTGGTAAAGATCTGTAGGTCACGATTGGAAACTAGGTAACGTATATTGTTTACTGCTCCCGTTGCAGCAGTAACACTGATTGCTTCATTGTCTAAAGCCTCACCAATATCGTAGTTATAAAACCTACCAATCTGGCTAAACCACAATGCGTCTGGCTCTGATAAAGTCCCACCAAAGACCAAGCGATTCTGGTGTATAGCTACAGCCGCAGGGTATCCACGCTTTGCAGAGAAGGATTGCTCATCAAAGTTTAAAGTAGGAGCATGACTTGTTATCTTTACAAATCCACCGCCGTCAGCCGAAGAGTTAGAATTAGCAGCAGCCGTAAAGGTAAACGTGTTCTCATCAATAACAGAGGTAACAGTCCTTGCTCCGTTTAAATTACTAGCAGCGATTCCACCAACAGCGGTTGCGTCAGCTACAGTTAGCGATTCGCCGCCTGCAAACCCGTGGACGGGTTGACTGACTTCAACTATTGCACTGCCATTGTTTGTTCGGAATGGATTAAGTATGTCTAATCTTGTCTGGAGGCTATCAAGTATTGTGCCTAAAGCGCTATCTGACCTTGCTACGTTAGTTATTAATATTTCATTTCCAGCATAGCGAATGGTTGTTCCGACATGCGTAGAGCTACCATAGTATCCTGCGTTTATAGAGCCTGTTATGTCAAAGTAAGATACACACTGACGGTCTGTAACACCTATCTCAATTGCAACAGAGCTAGATGATGTCTGAGGCACGATGGTAGCGATAGTCTTAAAGAACTTAGTATAAGTAACAGTTGAATTATTAGGTCCTGTTAAGCTTTCGCTTATAGAAGTTCCATCTTGGTCGGTCCCCGTAGCCGTAACAACCATGCCAGAAAGGTTTCCCGTTGACTTCAGCGTTATTTGCCTAGCGTCACTAAACGTAGCTGTACCGCTAGATATTAGCGCACCGTTTAATGTCATGTTACCTGTAGTAAAAGTAGATGAAGTCCTGATCCCGTTTATATCAGCAACCTCAGTATTGTTGTGCGTAATAAGAACTACTGAGCTTCCGCTTACATCGTCAGGGTCAAGCTTAGTGTGTTGCGGCTGGAACCTAGCGTATGGTTGGTAGGTTTTCTTGTTGTCAGCGCGTTGGTCAAAGATAAACGTACTGATCTCAAAGGCTGTTAAGCCAGTTCTTGTAAGTATCCTTGGAGCAAAGAGGGGGTGAGATATATATAACACATTCCCAATCTGCGCTGTTGTGTATTCTTGAAGATACTCTCTATCGAAAGGAACATTTACTCCATCAATTCCAGCAGTAATATTTAAGTTAGTGTTTACAACAGTGCCGTTTGTATTAACCCTGTAAACCTTGACTGCTTGGTGCTGGATAGAAACAAGGTACTGCTCGTTCTCATCAAACAGAAACGGTATTAGTCTAGACTGCTCCTCATAGGTGGAGCTATAGGTTATACCGTGGTTGACGTGGAACTTTAGACCCTTGCGTTTAATCAAGGAACCTTCCGCCATAACAACCATGTTCTGTATTGTAGACGCAGAAGAGGCATAGATAGGAGTATCAACTCTCATTGAGAGAGAATCACTAACTTCGCCATACTGAAAGCTGTTAATTGGTACTCTAACTTTCTGCATTAGCTTCGCCTTTGAGCAATAAACCTTGATGTATTCAGCTTGCGAGTAGTCTGCTGCTGAGAGTCTAGCGTCCTAGCTTTCCTCATTTGGAACTCTGCTCTTTGCTCCATAGCGGCCGCAAGCTGTGCGTCCCTAGCTACAGACACAGCAAAGATACTGGATAAAGAAAGCTCTACAGCGAGAGTAAAGTAAGGTGGCCAATAGTTTTCGCCAACTCTAAATATATAATCAGCCATCACAACATCAGATACATCAGCATCAGTGAATGCTTTGTCTTTATATGTGTCATACTTAATAACGTCATCACTTACTGTAAGGGCATTAAGCATAAGCATGTCGTGTGGTAATTGGTAAGAAGCAGAGTACCTAGATGCAGGCACATCAGTTAGCCTGCTTAATTGTACTTGGTTAGTTGCAAACCGCCATCGCGTGTTGGTTAAGCAAGATCTTGCAATGTCTTCATAGATGGAATTTGCAACATCAGATTCAGTCGTCCCATCATCGAAGGACTGTATAGCCTCGCCGCCGATCAAGATCGACGAACGGGAACATATTTTTATCGCTGTGTCAGCTACGTCTGGCATGAGTAAGTTGGGGGGCCGAAACCCCCCACCCTATTTAGTCGCCATCAGTATTAGTAACGACAACGCCGTTAGTAATATCGACAACAGAACCATTGTTTGCATTAACATAAGCATGAGTGATAACAGGCGTTCCACCTGTAGATGTCACTGTCATAATTAAGTCGTTCAAGTTCAACATCGGAGCAGCGGCATTGAAGTATCCCGCTGTATTTGCGTCAGCAATGGTGTCAGCACTGGTGTAATACCAAAGCGCCCTACCAGAACCTCCACCAACACGAACAAGACTAGATGCAGTATAAGCCATATTAAGTCCCTTTCTTAGGAGTTGTTGTCAAGGACTTCACAGATACCATCAGCATCTATGCCGACAGCGCCCATTGACATCATTGATGTTGCTAGGTGTGAAGCTTTCTCAGCGACATAGTTCACTTCAGTCTGTACGTCAGCATTAATGCCAAGGCCAACAGATGATGTGTGATACGCAATGTTCTTACCAGCCGTTACAGCAGAAGTAGAGAACACTTTGAATCCCAAGAATTCCTTCATGGTCATGCCACCAGCGAACGGTAGGTTCTGCTCACCAACAAAGTCGGAAGAAGCAAACTGGCTTATGCCGAACAAGTCAGCATAACCTTTTGGGTTCATTGCCAAGTAACGCTGTCCGTCTTCTGGAACGTCATTAACGCCCATAGTCTCGAACAGTGATAACAAGTCAGCGATCTCAAGAGCCGAGCTAGTATCGTGAATTGATGTACCACCAGCAGCATCCATAGCTGCATAGATAAGCTCGTCAGTCTTACGACCAAGAGCAGCAGCAGCAGATTGAGCAACAGCTTGACGTTCGTTGATGTTGATCTTCAACTCGTCTAACTTGTCGATGTACTCTGGTGCATAGAAGTCAGCCATAGTTACTTCGACTGTTGTGTGCGCCAACTCCATAGGAGTTACATTGCCGTTGCGTGATTTAGTGGTTGCGACGCCTTTTCCAATGATTTGGAATCGAGCAACTGAACCGGTCACATTGCTTGTGCGAACAGTGTTCCGTAATTTGGAACCCATACGTTGATAAGCCATGTGAACTTCGGTTTCAAACTGCTTGATAAAGGCTGTGTCAATAGTATTAGCCATTTTTTCAGTCCTGTTTTGAAGTTACGATTACACGGGTATCCACTCTTTCACTTCAGCAAGGGTATCCTTTCGGGCCTTTCAGTGCGTAACGGGCCGCAGTGATTTATCACTAACATCATTTCTGTTAGGATTGCAACGCACAAAATCAACATACTTGTTGGGGCCGTTGACCGATACACCCACAGCCTCAAAGCCTAACCAGCTAGCCCAGTCTAGCATAAACTCGTAATCAGCAAGGATTGTCATGCTCATGTGTGACTGTGTGGTGTCAAAGAACTTGACTAACATCTTAGATCCACGGGCCATTGCGTTGAAGTTTTCTTTGATACCATCAGAGAACATAGCGAACAACTGTGGGAAGTCTTGGTCAGCATCATACCAAAGACCGCCTACCGCTAGGAACGAACCGCCTTCCTTCCTAGCAATAAAACACTCAGAGTATTTCTGCATCTCTTCGATTGCTTGTCTTATGTCTACATGACCAAGAAGCTTTAGCTCTCTACGGCTTTCTTTGCTTAGTAGCTCAACAACCTCATCAATGTGGTCAGTAGTAAACGGGGTCAGGTAATGCCTGCCCCGTCTTATTATCTTAACTTCATTTATATATTTGTTGGAACCCATCGGTAACTTGCTTGATGTAGCTTGGGTCGCGATCTTTCCAGTACCTTGGGTCATTCATCATCTCCCTTAGTTGTTGTTCTGAAGTACCCGCGCTTGGCTCAGTGTTGCCAGCAAACGAACCGTCCTTCATTGCCTCCATCACAGACTCAAGAGCAATGATACCTTCGTGGCTTTCGCACATCCGTTCGATTGCAGGGATGGCATCAGTTGGAAAGAACTTATTTGCAAACATAGAAGCAGCTTGAATGCGTTCGTTTGCATTCTCCCCAAGCTTCTCTGACTCAGCGTCCATGTCTGGCTGTGCCCCGTTTACTGCTTCGGCATACATCTCAATGCCTTTTTTAAACTCGTCTTGGCTGTAGCCATTTTCAAACGAGTGGTCCGACCACCACTTCAGTAGATCGTTATCAACAGCAAGATCTTCGTTTACCGACTCAGGAAGCTCGTAAGCTCCAGCAGATTCGGGACGTTCACTAAATCCTTCTGCTTGGATCTCTTCGATAAGCTTACTACGGATGTCGTCTTCTTTGCCACCAAGCTTGGACTCAAGAGCCTTGTAAGCTTTGGCTAGATCTTCGCCACTGCTGTACTTCTCAGGTAGCCACTCAGGCCGATCTGGTTGTGTGTCTTCTGCAACTACGAAGTCGCGCTGCTCTTCTACAGGCGCAGCTTCCGCTGACTCAGTGTTCATTAAGCTATCGCTCATTTGTTCTTACTCCTATGTGAATGTGAAATCCGCTGCTCTATAAGGCCAACTATATAGCGCTGGCCTTCTAGGTGTCGCAGTTCATCAGTGGTCACGTTAGGCCCATTTACCATCTCAATGGTAATAGAGCGAAGGTAGCGCAGGACTTCCTTGCCCGTCACCCCCTCGAATAGTTTCGATATGTTGTGGCTTATTTGTCGATCAAGGTCCGACTTCCTCTGAACCCCGTCTATCCCTATGTTAACCTTCTGGTTGTTCAACCATCTGTCCTTGTTGTTGTTGCTGTTGTTGCTGTTGCGCCATTTGCTGCGCCATTGCAGCTATTTGCTTACGCTGATCTTCGTCGCGTATCAAGCTTTCTGGTACACCAAACTTCTTAGCTAAGTGAATAGCTGTCTTTTCCCCATCAATTAATAGCTGCAACATCTCAGGACCAAAGGCCCCGCCAACTAGCTCTAGGAATCTAGCCACGCTAGAAATGTCCTGATTGGATTGTGCTTGAGCCAGTGGAGAAACCGACCGAACCTTAACTTCTCTTCCATTAACCTTCGGTACATCAATACGCCCCTGTTTCTTTAAGATATATATAACACGCTGAAGTACCGGCTGAACAAGTTCCGCTTGTAGACGCCCAAATGCAGAGCCCATACGCCTAGAAAGGTCAGCCATTCTTTCTGCAACCTCAGTAGCAGACGCTGGTGTCTTGTCAGGATTGCCAAGCATGTCGTTATACAGTGCAGCTTTAATGTTCTGTCGCATATCAGACAAAATAAGCTGTGCCACATCGAACCTACCAGCCGCTTGGATAGGCTGTAGGCCAGCAGAACCCATAGCTTTAGGTATGATAGATCCAGGAACTAGGTTTATTGTATCTGGATTAATAACTCCGTCATCTTCCATCTGGTAAATACCAGAGATAGACATCTGAGCGTTCTCAAGGATCAGTTCTATTGTAAGGTTCGTAGTCTTAATCGCAGATAATGCGTTCATTAATGGGCCACGGCCATAGATTTCACCAGCACATTTAGACCAGCGGAAGCAAACAAAGGGGTTTGAGCCTAGTCCGGACATCTCTTTTTTATAGATACAGGACTTTGTCGTCATACAGATTGCAAAGTGGAAGTAGGCTTCTTGATTCTTTTTAGAATAATCTCGGCATACTATTTCAAGAACAGTGGTCTCACGACCAGATCCCATTAGCGCCATGACTTCAGAGTTGAACTGACCAGTAGGGTACATCAAAGAAAGATGGTCGAACTTAACCTTCTTGCGCTCTCTGTAAACGTGATCAATCGTATCATCAGGTCCATTGTCTAGGACAACATGCGGCAACGGTATAGCAGAGAAGCGAACAGGGTTAACCGAGTCACCTTCTTCTACGCATAGAATACCTGTGCCAACAGCCAAGTCCATGAATGACTCATGCACCTCTTGGCTAAAGTTAGAGTTCTGGAGAACCTCGAACACATAGTCTGTTACTTCATCTAGCTCGTTGTTTACTTCTTCCCTTTGCTCAACTGGTACTTCGCTACCAGCAAGTAAGTCAGCCCACCTAGCAAAGTTAGGAACAATGCCAGACTGTAGACGGCTAGCAAACTCTTGCACACCTACTACGGCAGTCTCATCAAAGATCTTATCATCTCTACGTTGGCCAGCTTCTTCGTAGTAAAACGATTCACGCTGTGGAAGGGCATACTCGTAGCACTCTTCAAACAATGGAACCCAATTCTCTCGGAAAGCCTTAGCCTTCTGGTAACTTTGAACGTACTGCTTTGCAATTGGGTCATCAGCCATTAGTCGAACCTACCTAAAAATCCTTGACGGTTGTTAGAGAATAAAGACCTGCGTGTACCCCCGCCTTTTTTCTTTTTAAGAACATCTGATATGTCTTCACGCTTTTGCTCTGCGCGATCAACTAACTCTTCACGTTCTACATCGTCAGCTTCTACACGCTGTTCAGCAGATGCCTGCTTTGCTGAACCACTAGGACCAAAACACATACCATTCTCCTTCGTTTGTTATTCGTAAACACAAATATGAGAAAATATCAATGCACAAACTACATCCTAGCCCAGAAGCTAGGCTTCTTTCTGGCGCTTGAACCTCTGTTAAACACATCAAAGTTCCGCTTGGCGACCACTGGGACCGCTGGCTTCTGTGAGTTCATCAATGCTCGACCCTCACCGGCACCTAAGAATAGGTACTGAGCAGCATCGTGAACGTGGCTAAACATATTCTTGTCTGGTTTATCGGCATATCGTTCGCCTGATACTTCCATACGCTTATAAGCATAGCCACCTTCAAAGCCTTTGATTAGCTGTGGGCAGCGCCTATCAATTAAAAGCACTGGCTTCCCTTCTACCATCTTGGTTAGCTGGGAAGATACAGCCTCAAGACGAAGGTCAACAGAGTTGGAAGGCGCTGGGTACGCCTTCAAGCCAGCACCACGCAGAATGTGAAAGGGAGTAGATTCATCAGTCTGCGCTCTAAAGTCACCTGCGGGATCGCCGTATATAATAACATCGCCAGCAGCAGCAAAGCGAGTTGATAGCTCATTACGCATAACTTCAGCAAATCTTACAATGCCCATGTCGATAGCTACTATCTCAGACTGTAAGAACCAACGACCTCGTATCTTCTGGCCGAATACTGCGGCTGGAGTAAGGCCAAAGTCTACCCCCACATACACAGGAACCCCTGCTGCCACTGGTATTTCGTCTGTTGCTACGTGGATATCAGGTGCAAACATAGGATAAACAGGCTTTCCGTCTTGGATATGGCCTAGTTTATTCATTACATACACGTCAATCCAGCTTTTAGTCTTACCCTGTATGAGGTTTGGGTAGTAAGACTTCATCATATTCTTAGTGTTCTCAGCGTTCTTATTGGGAACGTAGTCTTTTATTTCCCCCTCGTCCCCTTTGTCTTCCACCATACCAGAGGGCTGCGTAAAGAACTTCCAGTTCGAAGGTTTAACCAGCATCTTAGCTTGCTCACGCGGAATATGATCTGGCACTGGAACCTCCCCAGCCATGATTGGCCACCAATGATCTTCCTCAGGGGCGTTGGTATCGGCAATAACGCCAGTCCAAGAAGGACCGCCATCACGCATTGAAGGGAAGCGACCAACACGCATTGTACAGGCATCAATAATACTCTTAGGAAGCTCCCTAGCTTCGTTAATCCAGACTCCAGTGAGCTCAAGAGATAGTAATTTCTTAACATCTTCGGGCCTATCTAATGCTAGGAAAAGGACTTCGAGATTAATATCACCCTTCTTAATGTGGTGGGTGTACGGAACGGACCAAGTAAACTTGCCCCAATCAGATTCGGGGAACCAATCAAGCCATGTCTTAATGGTTGTGGTTCTAAGCTGTGGGTTGGTGTTACGGATGATAGCCCATCGGCTATGTCGTATTCCATCTGGGCTTTTCTCTTGTTCAAGCGCACGTCGGAATACTTCAACGCAACAGGCTACAGACTTACCAGAACCTACTGGGCCTCTTATGCCACGAAAAAAGGTGGTGTTCTTCATAAACTCTTTGAGGACATCACCGTCAGGTTTGTACTTAAACTCAGCCATTATTTTTTAGATGCTTCACTTTTCTTTGCAATGGTGTGCGCTTGGCCAAAGGTTTTACCTGCCTTCATGGATTTAGTCATACTGCTCATGTGCTTTGCTGTATGATGTACCTTGTGCTTCTTCATTGCTGCTGTTTGTTTTGCGGTTAAACTTGCCATTTGCTAGACTTTCTTTTTAAGAAGGCTCTTCTTTTTAGGGAAGCCAGCCTTCATATTAGAGTATGCCTTGTCTGTAACCGTAGATTTCTTCTTAGACCTGCTGGTGCCAGCCTTCTTACGGGCATTCATGTTAGAGTATAGTCCCATTACCTTAATCCTTTATCCACGCCGAACTTAATCATACGCTCGACTATCTCAGGGGCGATGCTATCTATGAGCTTGTCGCACTCAGCATCAGTCACAAAGCTCTTACCGTGCTTCGCTTCAATGTAAGCGTACTCAGTCTTTCGAACAATGTGGCGAAGAAGGGCTAAGTCTGCTCTTGGTAGAGTCGATAAAAAACTCATCCTGCGTTGTACATAGGCGTTAGCAGAGAGCGCTTCTTCTTGCCTCCTCGGCGGACATCCATTAATGGCGATGCCTCTGGGGCCGCGTCTGCACTGGTGTCAGACTTCATTCCTAATGATGGAAGAGGATCGTATGTCTTCTTCATTGCTTGGTAGCGGTTTTCCGCGCTTGCTCCACTAAAACACATTATGACTTCTTATGCCTCCTTGCAAAATTACGGGCAGCTTCGACAGAACCAAAGCCCCACTTCTTCAGTGCCAATGCCTTACGGGTTGGCTCCCCTTTCTTATCCTTCATAGGTCCAGCCATTCCAGCAAACCTTGCAGCGAAAGAAACACGGCGAGGGTTTGTACCGCTACGCACTGCTGGTTTTAAATTAGCGCCCTCGGTTCTTTTAAAGTGAGCGCGTCCAGCAGAGGTCAAGCCCCCAGTAGGACTCTTGTGTTCCTTACGCATCTTTCTTCCCTGAGTTAGCACGAGCTATCTCATCTCGAAGATCGCTAAGACGCTTCTTGTTAATGGCGTTTGCTGAGAGAGGAAGAGAAACTACCTTCTTCTCCGCAACTGCTTTCTTCTTCTTAGCCTCGGCCATAATTCTTCTCCTACCTACCAATCAAATCTTTTACTAATCGTACCTTGTGGCTACCCATGTCTATTGTGGGCTTGCCGCCACCTCCACCACCGCCACCACGACCCGCCTTAACAGCACCCTTGCTCTTTCTACCAGTAGAAGCGTTTCTCTTCTGACCAGTTTCTCCCGTAATCTTATTAGTAGTGCCTCCACGATTGTCACTTTTATCCATCTTTCCTATCTGGAGGTAACTTTTTAAAAGAGTCCTGACATTTCTAATAAAGCTTTTCTTTTCTTTAATCTTTTCTTTCACAGTGGGAGCATTGGCATTGCCGCTTAACTTGCCAATAGATTTTTGCTCTTTGACAACAACTTTATTAAGATAACTAATTGCAGCCTTCCTGTCGGCGGGGACGCTTTCTAATAGCCTTGCCATTGGTTCCATAACATTCTCCTTAATAATTAGTCTGGTTTTCCACCGCGCATATCACGGACTATGAGATTAAGGACCTTTGCTCTTTCCCTTGCTCTTGTTTTGCCTATAACGCTATCTGGCTTAACAATGCTAGGAAGATTAAGTTTCTTTAAAAAACTATTTAGCTTGCGGCCAAAAGCTCTTGGGCCTTTCGGACCAGCAGCAGCTAATACGTCAGCTTTAGTGGGCGCTCTTTTTGTGTCAATAATATTAAGCTGGCGCTCCCTCTCCACTTCTTTGTCAGTTCCTATCTTGGAGTTTGGGTCTGCTGGAGGATTGCTTTTACGAAAGATTCTCCTTCCTTCTCTAGCAATTCTTTGCAGTTCTTTTTGGCGGTCAGTCCCTAAGTAATAACTTACATCCTTCCTAAAGTCTTTCTTCTCTTCAGCCATAACATTCTCCTTTTCAAGATCACCTTACACTAATAAAAATATATCTGGCAATAAACCTTTTCAGCAAATGGTGTGCGCTGTAGACGTAACATAGCAAGTGTGCTTGCAGTTTTGACCCCCTACCCCCCTCTCTTACAATTAGAGAA